TTATTAGTTATTAGTTATTAGTTATTAAAATAATACTTTAATACTTTATTTTATAAATTATTAAATATAAATTATTAAATATAAATTATTAAATAAATTATTAAATAATTTATGAAAGAAAGTATAATTATACATCAAAATATTGAAGAAAAGTTAGATTATTTCATTAAAAATCAAAAAATCCCAAATATATTATTTCATGGACCGAGCGGGTCGGGAAAGAGAACCTTAATTTTAAAATTTATAGATAAGATATATTGCACTAAAGAAATGAAACAAAAATATGTCTTATTTATTAATTGCGCTCAGGGGAAAGGAATTAAGTTTATAAGAGAAGATTTAAAATTTTTTGCGAAAACAAATATCCATTCACAAAATGGAATCTTATTTAAAACTATTATTTTATCAAATGCGGATAAATTAACAATTGATGCTCAGTCTGCTCTGCGAAGATGTATAGAATTATTTAGTCATTCTACCCGATTTTTTATAATAGTAGAAGATAAGTATAAATTATTAAATCCGATTTTATCTAGATTTTCAGAGATATATATTCCATTGCCTATAATAAATAGCAAACCAACAAATCTGCATATTTATAATATAAATAATAATAAATTTATTACTATAAAAAATGAAAGTTATAAAATAAAATCAATAATTAAACAATCTTTAGAAAACATGGATAGTCCAGAGAAGATATATATAATAACTGAATATTTGTATAATAAAGGTGTTTGTGGGAATGACATAATTAATTATATTACTAGCACGTTTATAAATAGTGAATATAAATATAAACTATTAACCGCAATTCAAAAATCTAAAATAGAAATACATAATGAATTTATGACAATTTTATTTATCTTAAATTTAATTTTTTATCGTTCTGTAGATGATTTAGAAAATATTTTAAATATATAAATGGATGATTATTCTTTAAGTAGTTTAACTGAATCAAAAAACGAGTGGTGCGCAAGATTAGTCTCTCTCTTGACGCATCACATTATTATTGGGGTAGACTCAATCTATAAAGAAGCTTTAACTATATGCATTAATGAAAAAGAAGTAAATAAATATTTAATGACATTTCAAAACTTATTATGCGCTATTCCACAATGGAACCCTAGTATAATAGAACAAGAAACTAAAAGAATTGAAACTAATAGTGGATGCAAGTATTTAGAAGATTTAATAACATGTGTGCATATTATACAATTAAAAGCACTAACATGTATTCGTGTCGGGCAAAAGTCAAAGAAAATAGATATTAATATTCCATCTGTAAATACGTTTATACATAATGTCTATATTAATGTTGCACGTAAATTATATACGAATGTTTATTTATATGAAAAAGACTTATATCCACTGCAAATTCAAAAAAATAAACACGAGGTAGAGTTTTTAGTAAAAGAAGCGATATTATTAACAATCAGAGATAATATTCCTGTTGAAAAAATCCTACAATCATACATGGAAGAAAGCGAAGAAGTTGAGGTTTTAAATATGCAGGCGGCTCAGCAGGCGGCTCCGCAACCTCCAGCAAGTAACGCTAGTCTAAATCCAGATAGTACTAATAGTACATCCAATATTCCGGTTGACTTATCTGTAAATCCTTTATTAACCGATAATAAATTAGAAAATTATGCAAAAGATTTTAAAAATGAGTTTTCGAATCTTAATAGTGCTAGTGCTAGTGCTAGTTCTGTGGCAACTACTACTACAGGTAAATTCTCTAACCCCGCTAGCATATCTAGCTCCGGTAGTACTTCTCTCGATAAATTAAAAATTAATTTTGATGATAAAGACATTGTTATAAAACAAGATGGAGTTCATTCAGAGGTTATAGCGCCAAAAGATTTAAATACATTACAGCAACTAGCCGATGAGAGAAAAATGAAAGAGGCAAAAGAACAGAGTTATAATGATGATTCTGATAAAATTTCGTTAGGTTCTTCCATTGATTTAAACTTAGACGTAATTGAATTATAATTCGTTAATAAAAAAAAAACTTAATAATTCTTATTATATATTATGGAATATATATATACCGCCGCAGTTGTCTCAATTGTATTTATAATTTTAAAATTTTTAGAAACTAGATTTATATTAAAAGAAACAGTTAATTTAAAACAATTAGTGATTGACGGAATTTTAGTATATTTAAGTGTCATTGTTGGGCATTTTATAAATGAACAATTAGTTCAACAAACAAAAAATTTAGGACAAGCGCCTGTATTTATTGATAATCCTAAGTTTTAAGAGGTTTAGATATAATTTTAAAATATATTTAAAATTATAATATATAGTATGGATGAAGATTTAAAATGGCATCAAAGATTATTTATTATAATTTTATATTTATCTTGGTTTTTAATTATCGTACTATCTATTTGGCGTAATAATAATTTATTAATAGTTTCTGTAATAAAACAAAAATCGTTATACTTATCAGTTCTATTATCTAAAATAGAAATTATTATAAAGAAATATAATATAGAAAATGTATTATTTGTATTTGAACAATTTCTTAAAATTTATATTGGCGTATTATTAATATATAAGTTTAATCCATGGTCAGGCAGTTATAAATACTTTAAAAAATTTGACCAAAGAATCGCTTGGCATGCTGGTATATTTATATTAATATCAACAATATTTACAAGTATATTGCATAAATATTTACTTGAATTAGAAAAAAAGTTTTCTAGTATAATTACTTATTAGTAATCTAATCTAAACTAATCTATTCTAATCTAAACTAATCTTATCAATATTCATTATTAGTGTACCAGATTTAATCTCTTTTTTAGGAACTATAAACTTATTGAATAATTTCTGCTGCAGTACTTTATGTGGTAAATGATTGTGTACTTTTCTGGCAATCATTTTATATAATTTAAAGTCCGGATATCTCTCTTGATTATTATTTTTATAAAGCATATTTTTTCCTTCATCGTCTAAACACCAATCCACTATTATTTTATGAATTGGACACATTTTTTTTGGGTCATCATATTTATCAATAATAAAATCATAAATAGAACATCCTAATCTGCATAAATCAAAACTTAGATTTGGTTCAATAAGTGGTTTATTAGTATTATAGAATGGTGGACTATTATATTGAGTTGCGGCATCACCATCTTTATGAAAACTGTCACTATACATTACTTGTCCTTTATATTCATAAATGGCTCTTCCAAAATCTATAATCTTAAACAGTTTTCCATAGGTTGGGATTTTATAATGTTTGTCGTTATATTTATAATATAAATATTTCTTTTCTGTTTTAACATACATTATATTATTTGTATGTAAATCATTATGAGAAAAATTAAATAATTTTTGATATACAATAAGAATCATTAATACTTGAAGTATTATACATGTTAATTCATTTGTGTCTATTTTATCATTAACTAATAAATCATCAAATGTATTTTCGCAACATTCAATTGTTATTATATTTACTGGAAACTCTTTTACTGACACCATCACATCATTGATTTCATCAGATGATTCACTTGAACCTCCTGAAGAACCCTCTTGGCTGCCGGCCTCATTGCTATTATTTTCATCGTCATCTGACCCATCTTCCTCTGACCCATCTTCATTAGTTGACGATTTAGAATTAGAACTCGATTTAGATGAACGAGACGATATATCAGAACAACTTTCATCAGTGTCTTCAATCTCTTGATTGTTTTTTATGGTTTCTAGATTATCTAGATTATTATAAATTAGAGCATCAGGGCTAATATCGGGGCTAATATCAGAGCTAATATCAGGGCTAATATCAAGTATAGGAATTTGCGATTCTATTATTTCTATATCTAATAATGAAGCGTCGCCATCATTCGAAAATTTTATTGGTTTTTTATGTCGTCTAGATTTATCATTAAATAATAATACTTCTTGTTCGGTATTAACAAATTTATATAATTGTTTATTTTCATAAAAAAAATGGCTATTAAAGAGCATATCTAAATCATCGCTTATATCAATTATATATTCATGCTTTATTCCTAAAAAAGACCCATAAAAATTAATTCCATGTAAAAAATCTTTATAATTTAACAACTGACTAGTTAAATAGATAAAAAAACTGTCTATATATGCTGAATTATTAGGGCAATCAAGTTTTTCAAACTTAGATTTTGTCTCTAGTTTTGGTAATTCAAATTGGCAGAGGTCATATTTTCCGGCTAAAAACTTAAATGGGTCTAATAATGGAGCATATTTTATAAAAATAGTAGTGTCAATAAGTTCACAATTGGCTTCGTTATTGGCTTCATTATTGGCTTCATTATTGGCTTCATTATTGGCTTCATTATTGGCTTCATTATTGGCTTCATTATTGGCTTCATTATTGGCTTCATTATTTTTAATGATTCCTTTATATTTATTTTCACTTATTCTCTCAGTTATACGATTTAAACTATATTTATGATTTAAATTTATATTATTACAATTTGTAGCAGATAATTTAAAAAAATTATTATATAATGGCGTATAATTTTGCGAATGTGTAGCGTTTACTAAATTAGCATCCTCAAAATCTTTAAATAAATCAGTGTTTGGCGATTTTCTATATGTAAAATTCATTTAGGTTATTAAAATACTTTTTTTTTATTTTTTAAACTAAATAAAAAATAAATAAAAAATAAAAAATAAATAAAAAATAAATAAAAAATAAATAAAAAATAAATAAAATAAAAATAAAATTAGCGTAAATAATATTATTTTTATTTCTAAAATAGTTATAAATGACTTTACAACTAAAAAAATTTGATATGAAAAGTATCAGTTTTAGACCAGATGAAACTAAAGGCCCGGTTATTGTTCTTATAGGACGCCGTGACACCGGTAAATCTTTTTTAGTTAGAGATTTATTATATTACCACCAAGATATTCCAATAGGGACAGTAATCTCAGGGACAGAAGCGGGAAACGGATTTTACGCCACTCATATTCCAAAATTATTTATTCATGATGAATATAATATTCTTATTATTGAGAATATATTAAAAAGACAAAAAACAGTTCTAAAACAAATAAAAAAAGATATGGAGGTATATAAAAAAAGCACAATAGACCCAAGAGCATTTGTGATATTAGATGATTGTTTGTTTGATGATAGATGGACGAGAGATAAAATGATGCGTTTGCTATTTATGAATGGTCGTCATTGGAAGATTATGTTAATAATTACTATGCAATATCCATTAGGTATTCCGCCAACATTAAGAACAAATATTGATTATGTATTTATATTGAGAGAACCATATATTGCTAATAGAAGACGAATTTATGAAAATTATGCGGGCATGTTTCCAACTTTTGAATCGTTTTGTCAAGTAATGGACCAATGCACTGAAAATTTTGAATGTTTAGTTATTAATAATAATGTTAAATCGAATAAACTGCAAGACCAAATATTTTGGTATAAAGCAGAGTCACATAAAGATTTTAAACTCGGGTCTCGCGAATTTTGGGAAATATCTAAAAATATTGCGTCAGATGATGAAGATGAAGTATATGACCCAGCTAAAGGAGTGAGAAGAACTGGACAAAAAATTAATGTTAAAAAAAATAAATGGTAATATTTATATATTTTAATAATATATAAAAATTATATATAAAGAAATATATATATAAAGATATACATATATATATTATATATATAATGCATCCAGAAGCAAGAGATTTTACTTTGTTTGTTAAAAAAATACTTAGTAATTTTTTTATTAACAAAAATGTGTTAGACGTTGGTTCAGGTGATATTAATGGAAATAATCGTTTCTTATTTGAAAACTGTAACTATATTGGAAATGATGTAGTAAAAGCAAGTAATGTAACAATTGTGTGTAAAACAAAAGATTTACCAGCTCAAAATAATACATTTGACACAATTATATCAACTGAATGTTTTGAACATGACCCTGAATATAAAGAATCATTAAAAAAAATATATGATATATTAAAACCAGATGGTTTATTTTGTTTTACTTGTGCCTCAACTAATAGAGCGGAACATGGAACCAGAAGAACCACTCCAGATGAATCTTACGGTACAATTGGTAATTTAGTAGATATGGTAGACTATTATAAAAATCTTACAGAAAAAGACCTAAATGACGTATTAGAATTAAATGCCCTATTTTCAGTATGGGATACATATTACAATTATATATCAAAAGATTTATATTTTGTGGGAATTAAAAGAGGCAGTTCTAATTTTAATTATTTACAAAAATATGTAAATAATGGTGTTATTAATACCTCATCAAATATTTGAGGTTAATATAGTATTGTAAAATCATTCACTAAAATAAAATTAAACGATTTTAATTATATATTGTCCTTAGGGAATAACTATTAATGATAAATATCAATATTTATCATTAATAAAAGTATTGTGTGGTAGATAGAATCATTGTTTTAAAATAAAATATTTATTATTTTATATAATGAAAATATTTTATGGAATTTCGCAGAAGAATTCTATAGACGTTACAGATATATGTTTAGATAGATTAAGAATTAATAATATTATAAATATTCCAAGTAGTGAATCTACTAGAGCAACAATTTTCACTGACCCATATTATGGAATAGTAAAATATATATATATATATTATGATGGGATTTTTTCAACGTATGATTCTGATAGACACATAAAAATAAATTTAACAAATAATACAATTGCATCACTGAATAGTATAAATATAGATAGAATAATTAAAAATATACATTCTAAATTACAAATTAAGTATGGTAGTTTTAATGAAGAATTATCCGAACAAAAAATGGTTTTTAGATATTTAACAGGAAATGAAAAAGTTTTAGAAATAGGTGGAAATATAGGAAGAAACTCACTAATTATAGCTTTTATTTTACAAAACTCTAATAACTTAGTAACATTAGAAAGTGATATAAATATAGCAAAACAATTAACAGAAAATAGGGATTTAAATAATTTTAATTTTCATATTGAAAATTCTGCGTTATCAAATAGAAAATTAATTCAAAAAGAATGGCAAACTATACCAAGTGATACTTTATTAGACGATTATACTTGGGTAAATACTATTACATTCGCTAATTTACAAAATAAATATAATATTGAGTTTGATACATTAGTATTAGATTGTGAAGGAGCATTTTATTATATTTTAATGGATATGCCTGAGATATTAAATAATATTAATTTAATAATTATGGAAAATGATTATTGGGATATAACAGAAAAAAACTATATTGATACTGTATTAACAAATAATAATTTTTTTAAATGTTACATAGAACCAGGTGGTTGGGGTCCATGCGCTAATAATTTTTTTGAAGTATGGTGTAAAACCAATCACTAAAATAAAATTTATTATGCGGCTGTGCCCCATTTTTAATTAAATTATTTAAATTATCTAATCTATCATAATCATTAGACCCACCATCCACTCTGTAAAATAATAAATGGTTTGTCAAATCACAACTTAATACATCAATGTATCCCATACCAGCATATTTATATGCAATATCAAATACATTGGTTTGTCCTTGACCGCAAATATAATTATATCGTTCTATGGCTTCATCTAAGCTCATAATAGTCCAAGCATCAATATAGATTTCTTTTTTTGGATGTCCCAATATTTCATATATATTTTTAATATTTCTATTTAATCCTTCTGGTATTTGTGAGTGGTCAAATAAATTATTAAATTGTTGAAATGGTTGTTGATTCGTATCACTATAAAAGAATGGTTCTTTTGAAGCCTTATAGTCATTTGTCGAAATAGTGCTTTTTTCTAATACCTCTAGGATTTGTTTCAGTTGTTTTCTTTTAGCCTCCATTCTATTATCTATTATATTATCCATTATTATTATATCATTTTTTATATCAATTTTATTATATATATTTTTTATATAATATAATATATAATATATTATATATATTATGTTATTAGATATTGTTAAATTAACGCTTATTTTTACATTTTTAGATGCTATTTATCTATATTTAATGAAAAATAATTTTTTTACTATGATAAAAAATATACAACATAGTAATTTAGAATTTGCTTTAATTCCAGCATTATTTTGTTATGTGTTTTTAATATTTATATTATATTATTTTATTGTTTTAAAAAAAAGACCTCTGTATGAAGCATTTTTCTTAGGGTTTGCTATTTATGGAGTATATGAAACTACTAATTTAGCAATCTTTAAAAAATGGAGTCCGCTAATTAGTTTAATAGATACTATTTGGGGAGGTATATTATTTTATTCTGCTTATTTATTATTTAAAGTTATTAAGTAATTTAGTAATATATTTATTTAAATATAATATTATAAAAGCACAAATTATTAAATTATAACCCATATGATTCATGTTTTCAATTTCGGTAGTGTCATATTTTGTTCCAAAAACTATATCAAATATATCAATTCCAAAATTTTTATGTTCATCTATATGATGATGCATATGTGTTTTTGGTTTTAAATAATAATAATTTATATTGTGAACACTCGCATATGTGAGTCCCCATACAAAACAAACTCTAACATCAAATCGTTTTAATGTCTCAATTAATAAATATGGTACTATGCCTTGAAATATAAAATTATTTATAAACTCATATACTATATTAATTGGTTGTTTATTTATAGAAGTGTCGTGATGAATATTTCTATGAAAATCAAAAACACTCACTACTTTTAACATGCATTTATTAAAAAGTATATTTTCTGTAAAAATATTATATTTATTAAATAAGTCTTTAAAGCATAACGAATGAAATATGGCATGAATAAAATAACCAAAAAATCCTATAAAATATAAACTGAAAAATGTTTTAATAAAACTTGAACCCTTTTTATTTATATATAAAATAAAAACTGTCATTATTCCGGCCATCGCTAAAAAAATATTTGTTTTAAAACTTTCTTTAACTTGCTGTAATTTAGGTAGTTCTTTGTTTTCTTTAAGTTCTTTGTTTTCTTTAAGTTCTTTAAGTTCTTTGTTTTCTTTAAGTTCTTTGTTTTCTTTAAGTTCTTTGTTTTCTTTAAGTTCTTTGTTTTCTTTAAGTTCTTTGTTTTCTTTAAGTTCTTTGTTTT